GTGGGTAATTATTATTTTAATATTTGTATTTGACCCATTAGCAGTATTGTTATTGATAGCGGCCAATATATCATTAAGAAGTAGAAAAGTTGCAAAAGAAGAAGTCGCAAATACCAAAAAGGTAAACCTTTCTAAAGAATTAGCAAGAGAGAAGGCCAAAAGTGCCAAGCTACGAAAAAAAGAACGAGATTATAAAGGATTTGTCAGAAAACTAGGTGCAAAAGAACTATCAGACCTGGATCCTGATGAAATTAAACTTAAACTAGACCAAATAATGGACTGGAATGAGAAATCTAATCAACCATAGGCTTGCCAAAGTGAAAGGAATGTTATATAATGAATAATATGATTGATAATCCAACTAAAGAACTAAAAGATATGCGAATCAAAAATGCCGAAAAAGCTTGTAGAAATGCTACAACTGATTGGGGTAAAGATTTTTGGTACAATGTCTTTTCTATATTATGTAAAAAGTATGACCGTATGGACTACTTTAGAAAGGTGATAAATTAGTATGAATGTATTTTATGTAGATAAGCATCCAGTAAAAGCTGCTGAACAAATGTGTGATAAACACATTGTTAAAATGATTTTAGAATCAGCACAATTATTGTCAACTTGCCACCGTGTATTAGACGGCCAAGAATATTATGACAAAACAAAAAATGGTAGAAAGATTAAAAGGTGGAAACACCCTAATCCTAATTTAGAACCATTACTATACAAAGCTGGTTGGGTAAAACATCCTAGTACAATCTGGTTGTTTGAATCGGCATACAATTACATTTGGTTATACAAACATATGATGGCTCTTAATGAAGAATACAAAAAAAGATACAATCATACAAAAAATCATTTAGCAATTGACAAACTAGGAGAGGTATTAAAGCATCCTCCTAAAAACGCTAAATATAATGTAATTGCTACGGATCCAAAACCTGCTATGCCTGAACATTGTAAAATACCAGGTGACGCAGTTGCAAGTTATCGTAAGTATTACATATTAGAAAAACAAAGATTTGCCACATGGAAATCACCTGCTAAAGTGCCTGATTGGTATTTAAAAGGTGTTAAAGAAGCACAAGACCAGGCAGAAATATAAGGGGAACATAATGAGTAGAACACATTTAATTAAGGCGTTAAAATCACACGCAAAAGGCCATATTGATAAACATATTGCAAATGTAGAAGTACATTTAAAAAATGCTCAAGGTGTAGCTGAACACAGCGACCATGTAGAAACATTAGAAAAAGAATTAAAGTTTATCGCCGAATATGATGACCAATTAGAAATGTTAAACAAATACTTTCCTACAGAGGATTAATATGAAATATGTTTATGGTGTGGCTAGTATTGCAATATTTTTTGGAGTATTAGCTGTAGTTTTAAATTATATGCAAGGAACATTATAGTGCCAACATACGATTTTGAAGATACAAAAACTGGTAAGGTCTGGACAGATATGATGTCAATATCTGAAAAGGAAAAATATTTAAAAAAGAATAAACACATTAAACAATTACTTACAAAGATAAATATAAGTGGTGGTGTAATGGGTGTTGGTGGTTTAAAAACTGATGGTGGTTGGAAAGATATGTTAAGTAGAATTGGTGACGCACATCCAGGAAGTAAAGTACACGACTTATATGGTAACAAGAGTACCAAAGATATTAAAACAAGACAAGTAGTTAAGAAACACCAGAAACGACAAGCTGCTCAACGAAAACAAAGAGGATAAAATGGCAAAAGATATACCAGATTTTATGAGAGGGTTTGACCTTGATGATGATTGGGGTATGACGCCAGTTTCATCTACACCAGAGGATAAACCTAGTGTTGACCCTAAAGTAGTTGAAGATAGTAAATTAGAAATCTCAAAAGTTAAAGCAGATGTAGGCGATATTAAGTCTATGATGAATGAGATTATGCAAATTGTGGCCGATAAAGAAACGGTAACAAAAACGGTGACAGACGAAGATACAAAGAAAAGGTTTACTGATTTAGAAAAAATTATATTACCTTTCTTGTATAACTTACAAAAATCAGACGAGCCTTACATTCATTGGCCAAACAGAGGTCCAATTATCAAGGCACAAATAGAAAAAATACTCAAATTAACGAGAGGATAAAATGCAAGCTAATTACGATAAATGCCTAGAAACTATTTTACACCACGAAGGTGGTTATGTAAATCATCCTAAGGATCCAGGCGGAGAAACAAATCTTGGTGTTACTAAAAGAGTTTATTTAGAACACGGTGGTACAAAAGACATGAAAGATTTAACTGTTGAAGATGTGGCACCAATTTATAAAAAAGGTTATTGGGATAAAATGAAAGGTGACGATTTACCTGGAGGTTTAGACCTATGCGTTTTTGATTTTGGTGTAAATGCAGGACCAGGTAGAGCTGCCAAGTATTTACAAACAATGATTGGTACAGTTGCAGATGGTGGTATTGGACCAAATACATTAAAAGCAGTTGCAGAATATGTTGAAAAACATGGTATTGAAAAAAGTATCGAAAATTACCAAGAAGCAAGGCAATCGTACTATGAAAAATTAAGTACATTTGCTACATTTGGTAGAGGTTGGACTAGACGAGTTGATGAAACAACCGAACTAGCGAAGAAACTAACTAGCTGAGAGCTAGATAAACCTTTTAAGGCCGAAAGAGATTATCTTAACGGCCTTTATGCAAAAAAAGGCATTTAAGACTTGCCATTCAGTTGTGAATGGTATATAATAGTGAGAACGATTAAATAGGAGAATATAATGGCGTTTGAATTTGTAAAACTGGATGAATCAAAACTTCCAAAAACTAAAGGTAAGCGTATTGACGGATTTAGGTTTTATGACATTGAGGGTCATAATTATCCTTCGGTCACTACAGTATTAGGTTATAACACCGGTGACGGTATCAAAAAATGGCGTGAGTCAATTGGTGAAGATGTTGCCAATTATGAAATGCGTAGAGCGGCAGCTCGTGGTAAAGCCACACACAATCTGATTGAACAATATATTAAATCAGAAACACCAAGTGAAAGAGCAGTATTGCCTTTAGGTCTATTCAGACTTATTAAACCATATGTTGATAAAATTACCAATGTACATTTGCTAGAAGCAATTATGTATAGTAAACAATTAACACTTGCTGGTCAGGTCGATTGTATTGCAGAATATGAAGGCAAACTTTCTGTAATTGATTTTAAGACCTCTAATAAATTTAAGCAAGAGGATTGGGTACAAGGTTACTTTCAACAATGTACTGCTTATGCTATTATGTATGAAGAGCTATTCGGAACTCCCATAGAACAAATTGTTGTCCTTATTGCCTGTGAAGATGGTACGGCACAAACATACATTAAAGAAAAGAAAGATTTTATCGAGCCTTTAAAAGAGCAAATTGCTGGTTTTTATAAATATTATGAAGAGCTAAATAAAGATAAAATTACTAGTCAATCATAGTCCCTATCTTTAGTAGGAGGGCTTAATGAAAATCATAACAGGACTTATCATGGGAATGCTATCAACCGTAGCAGTAGCATTGTTTTCAGTTAGTGCAACAGCTGATGACCATTATAAATTTTACCAATCGGCTGCTCCGATTATATGTGGCGATACAAAAACTGTCATGGAATATGGTAGTGAACAAGGGTGGACACCTTTTAGTGTATCATTTGGTAAAGTTGGTGGTAAAGAAGAAAACGATATTGCCTTTGTGGTAACACATTGGTTAAAACAAGGAACAACACAACAAATGGTAACTATGCAAGCACCTGATGGTACAGAGGCTTGTATATTATACATAAGTTTTGATACTACTATCAATCCAAACTTTGATGGTAAAGGTTTAAACTTATAAAAGAATTAGTCGTTGACGACAATTATGGTAGACATACTGGACGAGGGTGCGATTCCCTCCAGCTCCACCATAAACACATTTACAGAGTGTGCTTATGATGGGGCTGATACAGGTTTCGACAGGTGTTGAGAAAATTGTAAGAGATTAATAGGTGGCAACCTTTCATGCTAATTAAACGCAAACGATAATAACTTTGCATTAGCGGCCTAGTCGCTTAGGGTTTTGTGGATTGTACCTCGTAACAGAAACAATCCACGCTTTACATTTGAACAATAATAGTATATAATAGAGAGATTATGAACAGTAAAGAATTTAGTCAAAAAATAGAACGATTAGCAAAAGAAAAAAGATGTAGTCTTATGGACGCCATTTTAGAATTTTGTAAAGAAAACGACCTAGACCCCGGTACCGTAGGTAGTATGGTATCAAAATCCCTAAAAGAAAAAATCAAAGCAGAAGCTATTACATTAAAACTGTTAAAAGGTTCTGCTTCTATGCCACAAGGAAAGTTGCCATTATAATGAACATACAATTAATTGATAAAATGGGAAGTGATTTATCAGTTGTAAATGCAGCTCGTGTTTCATTTTCAAAAAGAAAAGATGTAATTGACCAAGGTGATGAGAAGTTAATTAAATACCTTGCAGACCACGACCATTGGTCGCCTTTTGGTCATACAACATTGCAGTTTTTAATTAAAGCACCTATCTTTGTTGCAAGACAATTGGTAAAACACCAAGTTGGCCTTGTTTGGAACGAAGTAAGTCGAAGATATGTTGATTATGAACCAGAGTTTTATGTGCCATTTATGTGGCGTGGTAAACCAGAAAATAAAAAGCAAGGTTCAAGTCAACTAGAATATGAATATGATATTATGCCTTTAGTAGATGAGGCAAAGAATACATATGAAAAAATGATTAAAGAAGGAATTGCTCCTGAAATGGCAAGAATGGTATTACCACAAAATATGATGACAGAGTGGTATTGGACAGGCTCACTTATGGCTTTTGCTAGAGTGTGTAATTTAAGAAATAAACCTGATTCACAAGAAGAAACAAGAATGGTAACTCAACAAATGGCAAGACATTTACTTGACCATTTTCCAATAAGTGCAAAGTGTTTATTAGATGAAAAAGTTTAAAGATAATATTGAAGATTTTTTTAAGTGGGTCAAAGGTACTGAACTTGTCGAATTAGACGACATAGATGTATCAGAGGATCCTGTAAGACCTGAGCTGACCCTTGGTTTCCGTATTATGCAAGGCCGTAAAATATTTGGCCTAAAATATAATGATGAGATTGAGGCGATTGTCTGTGTTGCATTTTGTCCAGAGGTTCCTTATACAGTAAGAGAAATGGATTATATGTCACAAGCTGCCAACCAAGATGGTCAGCGAGGCGAAATTGTAGTTGCATATACTGTATGGTCTAGGAAACGAGGTGCAGGTAAAGAAATTATTAAAAAACTTGCCGAGTGGGCAGATACACAAAATTTTAGTAGATTGGTAACTTTATCACCATTAACTACAATGGCTACACATTTTCATATTAGAAATGGTGCCAAACAAATACATATTAATAATGAAACACAAAACTTTGAATACAAAATAAATGAATAGAGATATATTTGAAAGTGTAATAGATGTAGGTAGTGGTTTTATATTGGCTGTTCTTATACAGTTATTAATATTTCCATTATTTGATTTACACCCTACCATATTTGATAGTATGGGTATTGCTTTAATATTTACCGTGGTGTCAATGACAAGGTCAGCATTATGGCGTAGATAC